CTGCGGGTTGGGGGTCACTTCCGGTTGTTGGCAGACTTTGGCTGAGCTCCAGCTTTCGGAGGCGTTCTTCGAACGTTGGTTTTGCCTCCTCGGGGGCCTTTCCCTCTAGGTAAGCCATCACGCTGGGTTTCTCCAGCAGTGATGTTACCATCCGGCTTACCGTTAGTTTTGCCTTGTTTAGGCAAGCGTGCAGGTTGTCGAGGTCCCTTCGCACGTTGGTTGGTGCGTCTTGATAGCTCATTCCCATGGCTGCTTCCACCGCCGTTTGAATGCGGTCGGGAAGTTCCTGGATTAGCGCGAGTTTGCTTGGCATCGTTTAACATTGGTAACGATTCGTCCACGGAGTTCGGCGCGACGCCGTCTTCATCAAACGTGCACGCAGCGGCGCTCTCCTCGCTGTCGTGTGTAATTTTCTCCCAGACATCCTTCATTGCGGCAAAACGCCCAATGAGTGCATCGACCTGATCTTCGTCAATTGCTGTACGTTTGATTAAAACCTGCTTCATCAAATGGGCGTCTTGCGGATGCTGTGGCCAGGATCCGTCACAAGTCAACCAGTAGGGCTTTTCCTTATTCCGGCTTCTACGTTGGTTCCGCACCTCCTCAGTTGAAGCGGTGGGCCCGTATAACCGTAGTACCATTTTGCAATAATCCGAAATCAACGGAGTAAGCGCATCGGTACAAAGATAGCCTTCGACACGGTCGCAAGCCGCGTCAGCTAGTGGTATCGTTGGATCTCTTGTCGTAAGATGCAGTTTTCGCAGAGTACGCAGTGGGTCTTGTATGGTCGTCGTTGTTGCGAGCGGGTCCACAAATACACGAGACAGGAAACATAGTCCTATCGCCGGGTTGTATCGTTCTACTTTGAGCTCCAAGCCGTAACATTTAGCCGCGCGGTTTATTGATTTTTGAATAATGGCTCGTGAAAGCCCATCATCACCGCATTTTGGTCCGATTAAACGGAACAAATCTTCGGGTTCGGCATCAGGATGCTCAAAGGTGAGAGCTGTAAATTCGACACATCCGTTGTATTGGGTGTTATGTGGTGTGGTTGTTGGACTACCACTTTTAACGCCTACACCAGGCTCGTATCGGAAACCAAAGCGTTTGGCTTTGGCTGGACAATTGATTATCGTGTCCATGAATGCTATGATTTCTTCTCTGTATTCTGGGCGGAATGCTTGGACCATGGCCTTTTGGGCTATGTTGCGTTGCATCCAGCTCGAAACCCGGCCGTCGAGGTTAGAGAAGTCAGTTTCTATAACTTCACCATCACAGTCGCTGACAAACTCACAAACCCCATCGGCAATTTCCGTTGGGTTTCGCCCAGGGTAATACCAATGTTCATTGTGTTCGGCGTGTAGAACTATATCCGAATACGCCAGGGTGTATCTGGAAACTTTCAAAATGAAAAGTATGTCTGGAAACCCGGATATTATACGGCTTGACTTCATTCCGGGTTCGTTCTTGTTGAACGACTCAATCAATTGGCGTGGTTCGACACCGATAATCTCGAAAACCGCCCTGAGTTGTAGTTGTTGGGACGGCTTGTTCAATCTTTCAATCGTTTCTTCAATTGACAAAGGGTCAAGGTCTTTAAATGGCCCGTTCATCAACTTCACAAACGTCTCTGCGATCTTGGCAATTTTGTCGCTTGGCTTCTTATCATTAGCGACAAACGTCACTCTACGTTCAATTGATTCAGACATTGTTTCCCAGCGCTTGATCATTGGCATCATCATACAGTCACTCACGATAGGCAGTGTGTATTGGCGTGCGCTCACTTCTGGTACATCTGCGTCACTGGTTACTGGCCAATGGACGCGTGGCATTGTAGGTTTATACACAGTAGGACTGATTGGTGACACCACCTTCTTGCCAGTATAATACTGTACGATCATGGAAGTGTACTGCGGGTCCTTGTGCCCCATACCGATAAGCCTAGCATTGACAGATTGGGTGGCGGAAAGCCCCGAGAGCATGTCCAACTTTTCTTTCTCAATGGTGATCTGGGCGTGCTCTCCTTCGCGGCCGATTGAAACCATTAGTTCATTCTTATCGGTCACATACTCCAACCTGTTCCAACCAGGTTTGGTCTCGTCCTGGTATTCAATCCTTCTCAGTTTCCGCACGTGGATTTCAGAGGCAATCCAGCTAAACCGCCAAACTGTGAATTGCGGTATAGTGTAGACGAGTGCACGATCTGGACAATCAGTCCAGGGTCTACAATGATGGATTTTATGATAGCCAACTTTCTCCAACCCAAGCATCCTAAGTGGTAGTTGTAAAAACCACTCCCGCCAGTTGGTTCGCACTCGGCTGGCGATGAATTCACCGGCCTCGCACCAGTCCCAAACTGGGTGGACCCATGCCGCCCCACCACTAACCTTGTACTCAACCAAATTGTTCTTGATGGTGAATGGTGAGTCGGCGTCAAAACCGCTCACTTTCTTCGGGTTAAAGGTGTGCAGCACTACTGGACGCATGTGCTCCAGCAACACATCCGGCTCGGTGACGTAGTAATCAACGTCAACACCGACGATGAAGGCGTCGTCCGCTGGTGTGTCATTGCGGAAATCTTGCGCCAAATCACCGACGGCGAAGTGGAAATGGTTGCGCAGTCCAGTGCTTGATTTTGGATTCGGGTTGACCTCAAATTTAGTCCCTCCTACTGCCGTGATGGCTTCGTCGATTAAACGACGGGCGGCATCACGTACGGCTCCTGAGACGGCGTGCCCGTTGTCGGATGCACGCTTAGGCGTTACGGTACGCAGGCTGTCAAGCGGGTAGAAATTTGTCTCTACCGGGGTCTTCGTTTTGTCAATGACAGCCCGTTGCAATGCGCGTGTAACTCGGTTCCCTCCACTCTGGGGATAGGACGCAATTGCCCCATAGCCCCAGAACTTGGATATGCAGTACGCTACGGCACCGCACCCAGATACGGTTACAATCCCGACTAGCAATTCAGATCGGGTGATCTGGTGTTCTCCAAGAATAACTTTCAGAGTCATTGTTTAGGTTCGCTGTTTG